CCACTGGGTCATATGACCCAGTGGATATTATTTGTGTTAATTGGTAAACCCTGTTGGGGTGACCATAGAGTATATGACAGTATTCGCTTTCTCTTGAAATTCTTTTTTATCATAGAAGCTAGTAACCAAAGCATTCTGATTATTGATGCTCTCCTTTAAGTATCTGGTAATACTTGTTCTGGAGTTGTTTATCTCATTATCAAGAGCAGTTATTGTGTGTTTGTATGTAAAGTTATAGTAGATTCCCAGTAAGCCGGCTAAGATCAGCATACATGTGAACAATGTAATCGATATCTTAGATTCCATTGTGTGAATTGAAAGTTCCATAATTATCATACCCTTCTTCTAAGTAGTTTAAAATCTAAGTACACATTTATGTGTAAAAGTTTTATTCATACTTTTAAGATTAATCTGAGGGAATCTATAATCTGGATGTATTGCATTGCAATTTGATTGATAGTTATAATTCTTTTCTATCGTTTCCGAGAATAGAAAGAAGAAATCTATATCTGGATATTCTACCCCATCTATTGGTTGTATTTTGGATAATAACCCAATTGATCTAGGATATTTGAATATATTGATAGAAAAGTATCGTTGAAATTTGACCGGATATTTTTGATCTATCAGAAGATAACAGTTATATCCAGCATAATATTGTGTAGTTGTATTCTTCATCATTTGATCATTGTATATATTTTCTCCCACAGCTAAATCATAAGCAAACCCCTTAAGATGAAATGGAGAGAATTGTATATATTGATTATTATGAGAAGATTGAAATAAAGATTGAGAGATATTGGATTGATTGCAATACCGGAATTCTTTATCAAACCCCGATCCATAAAAATACATAGACCCATCGCTAAAAGAGCTATATAGATGCAGGCCACACCCATATAGTCCAAAGTATTGAATATCTTGTTTGGGAACTGATGTAAAAGAAGTACAAGTATAACGATCTACTTCTCTTACAATCAGTCCATTCTTATATTGGATGAACCATAAGAATGGTTTATCCGAAATATCGGTATAGTATGGTATGTCTTGCACCAAGTCTAAGTTATGATCCATATACTATACCCTCTATATTAAGTATAATATCCAGATACACGTACCTTAAATTGATGCAGACCTTTCAATGCATTAATCTTAGGAACAACTTTTAAACAAATTTTTGCTACGTTCTCAGGATTAGCATCATAAGAACCAGCATTTTCTGCTCCACTGATTTTGAAATCAGCTTTTGTAGAAGCAGCCCCATCATTGGCACAGATCATTAACTTATCATCTCCACCAATTGGAGTCATATCTTTGATTCCATCTCCATTCAAATCAGGAGATAAAGCTTCGCAGGAGGCTTGTACCCATTTATCCAGAACAACTTGTTCATTCAAGTTATCACCAGATATATTTTTTGTAGTAATATAGGCACTTACCAGATCTGCTGCTGTACCAGTAGAGTTTCCTCTATTATTCCAAATATGAAGAACTTTTGTTTCTGACTCAGGAAGACTGGATCCGCTATTTACATCCAGAGTTCCAACTTTCCAAGGTCTTGTAATTTCTATATCATGCTCATCACAAATGGAAATGACTGGTGTTGTACTACTTGGCATATAATGATCACCCCTCTTTCGTAATCAGTGGAACAAACTTGTTCTCCACATAACGATATACACATTTCTTGGTAATATATAATTTATTCTCAGAAGGAGACGGTAAAGCCGTCAATGCTTCATAAGAATCTACAAACTGAATGATAGAATCTAATTTAGAATCTATATCTTCTTGTTTCTTATTCACTACAGCAAAACGATATCCAGTCATATCTCCAGAGCAGTTTAATTCTTCTCCGATAATATGAGGAGTTGGTACACCATCTTTGGTTACAGAATAAACAGTATTCCCAGCCAATACAAAGATTCTTCCAGAATCGTCGCAAGTAATTGCATTTAATGCATCAATAGGTAATTTAAATTTCTGAAGATCTCCAGATTTAACGTCTACTTTAGCTAGGTTATTTCCTTCTTCATCTGAACCAATAATCCAGATATGGTCTTGGTTATCAAAAGCCATCTCTTTAGATAATGTTAATGCTTTTTCTACCAATTTAATTGGATTGGAACAATAGGCAATTTCTAATGATGCTGTACTATAATGAACTTTAAACAAAGATCCATCTTCTCTAAGAATATAGAGATTTCTATGATTATCTACAATAACATCTACAGGTTTTACCGAATCTGTATAGATATTTTTGTAGTTGGTATATTTACAAGAGAATGAGTTAAGTATAGCAATCTCATTACCATGGCCATCCGGTAATGTACCACATACATATCCAGTCCCATCAGAGTCTATAATACTCTTTCCCGGACCAATTTGATTAGATATTATAGTTTCATATCGAATTTGATCATCATGAATAATAGATATTCTATTCTCTTCTGTATTAGATACAAAGAATGGTGTACTGTATACACCAGTATTAGAATCACAAGTTGGATATCCTTCTGAAATATAAGAAGCACCATCAGCTACTCTAATAGTTTTGGTAAACTTCTCAGATGCAATATCAAACTTAAATATTTTATGCAGATTACAAGACAGTATATATACTGATTTACCGTCTGACGTTACTGTAATATGGCATTTACCCAATATATCTGGCAACACAGGAAAATCATATGAGTTAATCAAACTCATATCTTCCGTTTTATAAGCCATTAATTTATTTTGCTTAGTATCTACCAGCCAAAGAGTTTTTAAGTATTCCACCATTATATTCCTCCTTTAATAGGTCACTATTACCTGTATGTTTTAGAGACCATTATTTATTAGTCTTAGAATGATTGTCTGTTTGGATATATGTATTATTGATTGTAGTATAATGGTTATCATGTACATCAGAAGTTGGATTCTTTCTATGCTCTTCTATGAGCTCTTTGATATTGATATTTAATCCAATCAGTTTCAGTAAGAATCCGATAATGACTATAATGATACCTTTTGGTTTCAATGTATGAATTTCTTTTACTATTTTTAGAATAGTTTCTGTTAAGTTATATCCTAAAAATCCAATCAGAATAATAATACCAGTAAGAGCTTTTACACCGAGCTCATACCGTTTGCATAAAGGATAAGCAATATAATAAGAAATCAGCGTACTCATAATAGTAGATATGAATACTTCACTGAGTTTGAATTTTCTTTGGTCAATGACTTTTGATACATAGCCTTTCAAAAAGCTCCCAATTAACGCAAAAATAAGAATAGTGACAATTGTAAATATCTCTTCCCATAATTCTGCGTCATTCTGCGGCATGTACATCACCACCTGTTCGATGTTTGGTGTGTCTGATATATATATTAGAACTCATAACGCCAACCAAGATACATCCAAGCAGGAGTAACGAAATAAGTGTTCCTATGAAGGCTGTTAAGAATAACAATGCATTCATATTATACTTATACTCATCTATTAAAAAATCGTACCGATTGATATCATATATGAAAGGCTTAATCGCATAAAAAACATTGATTTCTCTGACTATGATAAAATCATAGTCATCAGGACTGTCATTTAAAGATACATAAATAGGTACAAGGATATTATAGTTGATTAGTTCTCCAGTTGGGGTTGCACGAATAATACTTTCTAGGCTATACTTATTCGGATTAGTAATGCCTATAATAAACCGATTTTGTGTAGCCACATCAGATTCCCAAAAAATTAAATTATGTCTGTTTGATAATAGCTCAAAGATTGCATTTTGAGCCAATGTTTTATTGATCTTATTATTAACTATCTCAGACCAAGGGATCAGTTCGGTATGAGGATATAGAGTTCCTATATCTTTTATATCCAGTATACCATATTTATTGGAAATAAACAAGATATGATCCGTTAAATTAATATTAAACATTTTTGTTATTTTCATATCGTATATAGTAATACGACTTAATATACGGGTCAAGTCTTGGGATATAATATCTGTTTCATTACGGTTAATGGAATCTGCCAATAGTCTCTTATTTTCATCAGTCAAATGAAGTTTAATCGCACTGGAAATAAACTCATTTTGCATCTTGCCTTGATTGATTCGATTATGTAAGATATATTCTATATTTTCTGCTTTGCTATGCTGCATACGATCTACATTATATCCGATATCTTTTTTAATAGAATCTAAGTTATCAAAGGTAAGAACGACCGTAAAATATAAGCAGATAATTGGTATAATAACCATTAAGATATTTAATGGCAATCTTAGCCGTTTTTTACAGGTTCTTTTGGTTAATGATTTAAGTTTACGAATTTCTGTCATTTCAATAATATACCCCCTTTCTCAAAATTATAACGGCATCTATATGCCGGATTACTACTATGTCAAGTGCAAAAGTGCCCATACTAACATAGTAGTAATCGAAGCTAAAGCTATTGAAATACGCTCAAAAAGGAGGTATCCTATGGCAGGATTTGATAAAGAAAATAAAATTATTTATGAGGATTTATCACCCTCATTACAAGCTCTATTGAAAAACAAAGTAAAACTATCAGATCTGCTTGTCTTAATTGACAAGCTGCAAAAAATTGATGGAAAATTGGCTCAAACATTAGACAACTATATTCAGAAAGATAAAATCTGGCAGGCACTACATAGATATCCAACTAACTATATACCGGCTGATACATCTAATCAAGGTTGGAATAAATTAGGATTTTGTATTATTAATTATTCCATTGATGGAAAGATCAATAAACAGCCTAAACAGTATGGACAGTTATTGAATATACCCTATGGAGAGCCAGGAACAAGTTCTAACGAATCCACTCAGATTTGGATAGATCAGAATGGTGGAGATATTAGAGTTCGTGGCGGAAATAGTGATATAAAAGTCAACAATCAACCATTTAAGAAACTATTAACTGAAGAATCTGCTTATCCAATTGGCAGTATCTATATGACAACTAAACCAGGCAATCCAGCTAATGTAATTGGCTATGGAATATGGGTACAGATTAAAGGAGCTTATCTGTATGCTACTGGAGCCGACATGGGTGACATCAATGCTTCTACAGTTAGAGAAGGATCGAACAAAGTTAAACTGAATGTGGCCAATATGCCGGCCCATTCTCATACCGGCAGTACTTCTGCAGATGGAAATCATAGTCATACTCTACATACTAAATTCGATCCAGATAATTCGGCCGGTATTAATAAACCAGAAATATTTCCTTTTAGTGGTGATGATTGGTGGGAAGGTGAATGTGATTTTTCAGTAGATAATGCCGGACAACATGCTCATACTTTTACTACAGATAGCGCAGGAGAAGGAAAAGAATTTGAAATAGCTCCATTACGAGTACCGATTTATGCATGGTATCGTTCTTCATAATTGGAGATGATCATTATGACTAACGAAGAAAAAGAAATTCGAAGAGTAAGATATGATCAATTATCTCCATCTATGCAGGAATGCTTTGACGATATAGTTTATAAGGACAATGAAGCATATGCTAAAATTAAACAAAGAGTAGAAGAAGCATACGCTGAAATAGAAGATGCCTTTGGTCCTATTGGTTAAAAGAGGTGATGTGCTAATGTCAAAAATAATTAAAAAAGCTTTTGGAGACAATTCTCATTATAAGCTTTTTCGATACCCCTATGATGATACACAAATTCATGAAGAAGATACTATTAATAACGAAAAAATAGTCATCAGATGGATTGGTAATGATCAAGAAGAACTATATTTTTATAATAACTGCTTAACAAAAGTAAAAGAGATAGAACCAAATCTCAGTGTTTATCAAATCGACAAAAACAAGGACTTGGTGATTGGGTGGAAAAGAAAAGACGAAGCTACCCCAAAAGTAGAACTTACCATAAATGGCGTAAAAGAACATGTTCTAACTGCGAGTAATCAAGAAGTAACGTCGAGTACTATTCTCCACATAGGGGATAAAATTCATTTCGCCCCGACCGCGTCGTCTAACATACAAAGATATAATACAGAAGCACACGAGCCCGACTCTATTACTTGGACAACGGCTAAAACAATTACAGATTATGGTGAAATACGATTAAACTACCAGAAAGTAGATTTAGAATGCGTAGACCTTGATCCTAAAACTCCGTTTACTATAGTAAACAATTCAAAGGCTAATATTGTAATTACAAATCCGTATGATAATAATAAAGTTGTTCATACGGGAGATGCTGTATTCTATAAGCATAATTTCTTCCATGCAACAATAAATGAAAATTATGCGTTTGATCCAGATAATTCACAGTTTATAGAATTAGTAGACAAATCGACAAATTTATATAGAATAACGGATAACAATCCTTATTTCAATATAAAATATGCTGGTAAAGTTAAAATTGTAATACAAGATCCGTCAAATTATAATGTTGAATATCGTGTTGCTGACGGAGGTCTTATTAGCAATAATGACATGTTGCCAGTTGGCAGTATAATCAAAATACGATTAGCACGTGATAATGTCGATTTAAAGGATATGCCGGAACATACTACACTGGTTAGCCAGACTTTCTGGAATACTGACGACGATCCTTATGATTTGCGAAAAGATTATAATGTCAAGATTAATGAGGAAGAGGATTTAACTACAATTACATTAAAACCTCCGCAGCCTCAGCCTAGTACTGTATTTAAAACTAACGCAAATAAGTATAATGATAAAGTGACGGTAGAATCGCACATAAATCATGTAACTGCAGACCCACTTCCATCAGATCCCACCTGGTTTAGTCAGTTCGAAGTTGTTAAAATTTCTTTTAAGGGTAATTATGGTGAGACTGGATATAAAATCGATAGCGTCCAAAATGCGATACATTGTGGAGAAGATTATTATCAAGCAAATGGTGCTGAATGTATCATCAATATATCAGAAGTATCTGATTATAAATTACATATATTGAAATCTGCTCCAGGAGCCACAGCAGAAGAATGTGGCGTATACGATATGGAAGTCCAGAACAAAAAGTATCCTGATGGAGCTATACTCTCATTAAATAAAATAATTAGAATAATTCCTCAAGAAAACTTTATAGTCGATCAAGATAGACTTGCAGATTTAGAGCTTGTTGATTCTAATATGTCAACATATAAAGTTACTGGTCTTAATCCTACAGTAGCTACAAAGGTAGCGCCTTTTGTTACCGTCACTAATGAGAATCCTGATCAAATCGTAATTCGAACTACAAAATATCCTCAAATTACTTTATCTACATATCCAGACAATACACATGTGCGTCTTGATAATCAGATTACAATGGATATCGATTCGCCAACCCGTAGAAGTTTCAAAATAATATATACTGGCCTTGAATACCTGAATTTCAGCGATTATTATAAAGTAATTGGGATGAATGTAAATGCAAAAATTGCTCCCAAAAAACCTCCGTTGCAGATAAAATTGTCTGGTCCAAATATCGAGAATGTTGTATATAATGATAGTATAAGTCGGGGTGTTGAAAATAATGATCCTGTATATGAGGGCGAACGAATTATGTTCAAATACCCTAATGGTTTTACAACTTTAACCGAAGTAGTTGGGCTTGATGTGTTATCTGAGGCTCCTGGCTATCGAAATATGTATATAGTTAAAGAAGATGCTACAGAAGTAAAATTAACATGGGCAGAAAATGGCAAAGCTCATTTAAATAACACCACTCCACAAATCATTGTAGTATCTACCGTAGAGACTGAGGAGCCAGAAGCTATTACTGATTTCCCAGAAAATGTTCTTCATATAGGCGAACGATTCAAAGTAGCATATTTCTACAGTGTCGAGCATCCTGAAAATTATGAAATCAAAGCAACCAATGCTAAATTTTTAGAAGTTGATGAAGAGGATGGTGCACGTATTTATAAAATCACAGGTGCTAATCCTACAGTAAAAGCTATACCCAAGGCTAAAAATATAACTGTTTATATTCCTAAACCCGATGATACTAAATATACTGTTCTTCAAGAAAATGATACTCCTATTACAGATGGTGCCATATTGAAGTCTGGGGAATCATTTAAAATTAAAATGATTAATAAGAATTACGAATATACAAGTGATAGTATAATCGATTGTACGCTTTCTTCTACATCACATTATGGCGATAATATTCCTATATATACCTTCACGATTAAGGAAGATATTGTGGCAGATTCCATTACTATCCCTCCGCCTACAGGAGGTGCAACTATAGTTTTGAATATACTTCCCGATGGTAATTCGGATAAACTGACAGTCACGGCTATAGACGATAGTAATAGAGTAATAACCACCTTCCCTGATAATAGTTTACATCTTGGAGAACGTTTTAAAGCAGAGGTTAAATCTGAATTTTCTAATTATTGGAAGGTTAAAGATGTCTTCAATGGATCAAAAGATAGTGATGGAATTTGGAAAGTTGCAGGAGATCCATGTAATATTATATTAAATAAACTTTTTCATCTTACCGTATATACGGCAGGTGGCAATGATCCCAACGAAATTACTTTCTATAAGACCAAAGAAGGGTTAGACGAAGATATAATAAACGATATTAGTCTAATAAAGTTTTCGATACATGATCGTATTCATTTCAGATTATGTAAGTGGGTAGAAGTCGATACTGATAATTCTAATTTAATAACTCATGTTAACGAAGAAAATGGAGTTCTTACATATTTTGTCGACGGTGAAGGATGTACGCTTCGTACTAAGCCAAAAGCCAATGTTTACATGCTGTCTATAAATAATGCTGCTGATGGAGTAGGTCATATTTACAGAGAGAATGGAACTACACTTATAGACAACAACTACTATGTAGAAAAAGATGAAATCGTTGTAGTCAAAGTAGAAGATCCGAAGATCGTTCCTGATGTAACCCAGTTAGAGCTCGTTTCTCATGAGAATAATACGTATAAGTTTAAAGTTCTCTCGGGTGCTGAACATCCGTCTATTTCGTTAAATGATCATACCCCAGTCCTTATAGATTCTAATCATCCAGATTGGATCACTGTTAGAAAAGATGACTCTACGGGACCGGTATTGACTCTTCCAGATAATACCACATTCTGTAAATATATGAATGTGCAGATGAGTATTGAGTTAAAAGATGAATTTGATCCTCGTTGTTATGAGATATCAGCAACTGGTGTCATTGAATATGGACCTGGTCAATATAGAGAAAAAGAGTTTCCTATAGAAGAGGATGTACATATTACCGTCACTCTGACCAAAGGTGTATTACATATCTTGAAGTCATCTCCTTCTTCTACCGAAGAAGAATTTGATCTTGTTGATCCAGACGTTGCATTGCATGTATATGATGCAGAAGATGCTTATCCTATTGGAACAAAAATGAAATTTGTTCCGAAAAATCCTAAATATAAAATAGACTTAGATAGGTGCAAAGATGTTTCTTATGACTCTGGTATATTTACTATAACCGGATCATCTCCAACAGTTGCTTCTAAAGCAGAAACAAATGTAATCATTAATATTCCTACTCCGAACGATCTTGTCTATGAAGTATTAAAAGACGATGGATCTGTGATTTCCAATGGTACTGCTCTTAAAGCAGGAGATATGTTTAAAGTTAAACTAAAAAAGAAGTTCTTTAAATATGAAGCTAATAGTATTACAGATTGTACTTTGACTAATACTGAAGAGCAAACAGATACTCATCTTCCGATATATACATTTAAGATTAATTCTGATATTACGGCAACTTCTGTTACTGTTCTATATCCTACAGAAGCAAATAAAGTTAAGTTGGATGTAGAACACGCTAATCAGATACATGTATTGGCTGTAGAAGATGGTAATAGAACTATATCGGTCTTCCCAGATCAGAGTATTCATGTTGGCGAAAAAATTAAAGTAAGTTTCAAGTCAACAGAATTACAAGAAATCTGGGAGATTAAAGATATAACCAATGCAACACAGGATGGAGAAAATTGGGTATTGACTGGTCCGGAATGCAAAATTATAACGGAAAAGAAGAAAGCTCATATTACCGTCAATGCTACCTGTAGAATTGATGATGGAGAAATTACTTTATATAAATCAACAACTCCTGGAGACCCTCCAATTGATCCTGACACTAATCCAGAATTTGAATTGGGTACTAAACTCTACGTTAAATTCCATAAGTATGTAAAATTAGACGATGATCAATCTTCTGGTATTGAATCAGATGGGTCAGAGGGCGATTTTGCTATATATAAACTGATAAATCAAAATGCTGTATTCACAACAACACTCAAAGATGATGTATTTGAAATACAAATTACTATCAAAACTCCTGGTAGTGCTGAAGTATTCAGCGAAAATGAGACAGATACATTAGAAAGTTCGGATTATATAGCAAAAGACGAAATTGTTGTTGTTAAAGTTATTGATTCAAAATTTGTTCCCACTATTGATGGTTTAACTCAAATTTCTCATGTAGGAAATAAATATAAATATAAAGTAACTGATGATGGCAATCCCTCTATATTAATAGAAGATCATACTCCAATTACGATTCAATCCAACCATCCCGAATATCTTAAAGTAATGGATGAAAATGGGATAATAGAATTAACTCTTCCAGATAGTACTACATATAATTTTAGTAGTTTGAGCCACTCTATTCGTGTATACCTAAAAGATGGATTAGACCATTCATTATACTCGTTTACTGTAACAGGAGCTACAGATACTGGATTCGATCATATTTATAAATTTGATGATCCGCTTCCGACAACAGTTATGATCGATGTAACAGTTGCCAAAGGAACTTTAACCATAATCACTAATGAATCTGCTGATGAAGTTAAAGTTATTAATGTAGCTGGTGATACTGAATATCATACTGGTGACGAATTAGAAATAGGCACTCAAATTAAGATTCTTCCTAAATTAGGATTCGCAGTTGATTCGACTAAGATTGCTGATATCGAAGTTGTAGATGTTAGCCAGTCTATTTACAAGATCACTGGACGTAATCCTAAAATAGAATGTAAACGAGACAACAAAGTTATCATTCATATTCCTGATGAAACTCATGTTCAAGTAACTAAGGTTCCGGAAAATATTCAGATTCATAATAACGATAATACGTTAAGCATTGATAGTCAGATTAAGATTGTTGCTCTTCCTAAATGGGAATACAGACTTAAGCCTGTAGTGGGTGCCACTATAGTAGATGCAGATAATGGTATCTATAAAATTACAGCCGCAGACGTTACAATTGAAGCTGAACCCGTACCATTTATTACTATCAACAATGATAATCAGGATATTGTAGCTGTCTATACTAAGCCAGGAAATGGTGGACGTATTACAACATTCCCGTGCTCTGATAAGGTTCATCAGAATCAGGATATCTATGTTAAGTATGTAAATGAAGCCACTCAGAAACCCGTATACGATATTTCTGTAGTAGGTGCAACAGCCAATACAGAAGAATATAGCTATAAAGCAGGAGTGGCCGATATTACTGTATCCACTTCATTGAAAACATTGTCAGCTCATATTACTATTAAGCATTCTGATAAAGTAACTGTAACAGCTGAATCTGATGGTAGAGAAATTCATGATGGCGATACATCTATGAATACTACAGAACTCATCAAGATCATTCCTAAACGTAATTGGAAACTTACTCCGGCATTGCTGAAAGGTCTTGAAGCTACAGCAGATCCTAATAAATTTACAATTATAAATAAAGAAGTTGAGATTGATGTAGAAGAAGAGCCTTTGATTACTATTGATTCTCCGAAAGCATATTTATTTAATATCAATCCAGATGGTGGTCCTATAATCAATACATTCCCAAATTCTACATCTCTTCATATGAATGAAGGTTTCTATATTGCATTTAAGACTCCATCGCTTAAGCCTAAATATGATCTTCAGGTTACTGGAGCTACACTTATGGGCGAAACAGTTTCTGGAATTAAGTATAAAGTAACAGATTCTAATGTTATTGTCGATGCTTCATTGAAACCATTGCCTGTTACTGTACGTATTCCTGATGAAACTCATGTTGTGGTAACCAAAGAGTCAAATGGTGATGCTGTTCATGATGGTGATCATAGTTTATTCGTTAATGATAAAATCAATATTGTTATCGATCGAGGCTATAAGTTTAAATTACCATTATATGGGTTAACTGCTGAATTGGGTACTTTATATAAGATCATTGGTGAAGAAGTTATAATAAAAGTAGAAGCTATTCCATTTGCTACTATTGATAATCAATCTCCAACAATTTTGTTTGTTAAGACGATAGTTGGTTCATCTATAGAATTATCTACGTTCCCGAACTCTGATACCATTCATGTGGATGAAGAGTTTACTGTTGGATTCAAATTGGCTTCTAACAAAGATAAGTACAATTTAATAATCACAGGAGCTACTCAGATAGCTGGTAATATTTATAAAGCCACTACAAATAATATTGTAGTTAAAGCTGAATCTAAATTCCCACCAGCTACTATTCATATTATAGATGGAGATCATGTAGACGTTGCTGATGCTATGTCTGGCAGAGTAATTTTGGATAATGATGCATCTCTCTTTGTTGGAGATAAAATTACAGTCGTTCCAAAATCTGGATATCGTCTAAAACAGAAAGTAGGACTTGAACTATTAAGTAAACCTTCTAAGTTATACAAGATTGCGAATGCAAGCGTAACTATAGAAGTGGAAGAGATTCCAACTCCTCCAGCTCCACCTCCGGGATCGACGCATAATACTATTCTTTGGTATTTGAAGTCGTTATTCTATGGTGGAGTATAATAAGAAAAATAAATGGTAAATCAGTCTAAGCCATTAAGTGAAACCTTGATGGCTTAGCATTTATTTTAATTCAGAAAGGAATAAAATACGATGGCTGATAAAGTTACGTTTGTCTTTGATTCGGCATTTGTTGATGTTACTTTTAACGGAACTCCTGTTACTGCTGGAGTAGAATCTACGGTAGAGGTTGGTCAGAAAGTTAAAATTCTGCCTAAACCTGGATTTGCAATCATATCTATTACTGGTGCAAGTGCATCTGGTGCATTGTATAAGTGCGATGCTAAGAATGTAAAAATCGAGCATGCTGGACCTCATGCAACTATTACATATCCGGCAGATAAAATCGAGGTTAATCCTACAGGAGCAAGAGTCAACGAGTTCATTACTATTACGGCTAAACCTGGGTATGAAATCGATCAGGTTACTGGGGCTACATTTGATTCTGGAAAAAATAAATATAAAATCAATACAGCGAGTGTAACAATTACGGCTAAAAATGCCCCCGTTCCTCCAACTCCTCCGGATCAGATGGTTGTTAAATCTCCGCAGTTCTGGCATCATGTAAAAAATATTAATAATATGAATTAATACTTGTTTATGTGGAGAATGCTGAGATGAAGTGTTTTTATATAGAAGCACGTAATGAACAAAACGAATATGTATGGATTAAATTTGTCTTCAAAAAGTATAATGATTTGTATTTGAGTGATATTATTCGATCAATCAATCAATATCTGATCAATACGTTTCCTTCTAATATATTCTTTACGTATCCTAATATCTTATTTGTAGAAGAGAATCCAACTCTATATAGAAACTATTCTAAAGAATCTAATATACGATTTATTTCTACAGAAGATCATGATGCTGTATATACTTTAACATTCTCCACATATCAATCTTTAAAAGAAGCTCTTTATAATTTGATTTTGGAGGTGAAATAAGTTTGTATCAGGTAGTAAGTTTAGAAGAAGCGAAATCATTGATTTCTGATGCTTATGATTATCTTTGGGATAATGCCAGAGCCTATGGAAGAGATGTTAAAATCTATCTTCATTGGACAGCTGGTGGATATGATGCTACATTTGATGATTACCATTTCTGTATTTTAGGAGATGGTACCATCGTCTATACTGGAGATTTGTTCTCTCCTGTATCTTCTACATATAGAAGAAATTCCGGATCATTGTCTATCTCTCTTTGTGCAGCATACGATGCTGTATGTTATGAAGATGGTACATATGATCTGGGACCATGTCCTCCTACAGAAGCACAGATTGAATCGATGTCTATGTTGATTGCTGAAGCAGCTCATGCTTTAGACTTAACTATAGATAAGAACAGAGTTATGACTCATGGTGAAGCAGCAAACAATGAAGATGATATTGCTCCTCATGAACCATATGCTGTATGGTCTGATCCACAACCTGCTGATGGAATTACAAGATGGGATCTTGCCGTTCTTCAGGATGGTGACGCTTGGCGCAGTGGTGGAGACACCTTACGAGGAAATGCTATATTCTACAGTAACCAGTAAAACTTCAAATAAGCTTCTCTATCGGGATATCCCGATAGAGAATGCCTTATAAAACATTATAATAAATTCTTAAAAAGGAGGTTAAGCTAACGTGAAGAGTGTTTATATGAGTGCATACGATATAAACAGCTATGTAGCAGATGATGATGTGTTATCCAGAGATAGACTTAAGTTTGATTCGGATAAACCATTCTTTCTGATTTGTAATATACCCATCAAAGACAAGACTATGTTTGAGTTCACTGTGCAGGATTATTATCCTATAGCCGATTTTAGGCATATTCCTCTTTATGTAGGCGTAAGCAAACAGATCT